CGTCCACTCCCGAGGGCGCTGCCGACGAAGTCGAATCGCTGGCCAAACTGTCCATCAAAAACGTGCTGCCACTGGTACGGGACAGCTTCGCGCAGAACCTCTCCGTCGTCGGCTACCGCACCGCGACAGCCAAAGACAACGGGCCCGCCTGGGACATCTGGCAACGTAACCGCATGGACGCCCGCCAACAAGAGGTGTATCGGCCGGCGGTCACCTACGGATCCGCCTACGTCACCATCATGTACGACGAAGACGCCGCCGCCAGCGTGTGGCGGGTCCGCTCACCGCGGCAGCTCCTGAGTGTGTACGAGGAGCCCGCGCTGGATCTGTGGCCCCAATACGCGCTGGAAATGTGGGTAGACCAGTCCGACGCCCACGCCAAATGGCGCGGCCGCCTCTATGACGACGAATATATTTACCCGCTCACCCTAAGCGGGATCACGGTGCTACCGATCGATGTCTACGCGCTGAGCGTGGAGCGCACAGCCACCATTCAACAATTCGGCCCCGTCGTCCGCCACGGCGCCACCGTGTGCCCGGTGGTGCGGTTCGTCAACGCCCGCGACGCCGACGATTTGATTGTGGGCGAGATAAGCCCGTTGATCCATGACCAGCAAGCTATCAACTCGGTGAACTTTGATCGACTCATTGTGTCGCGGTTCGGGGCGTTCCCGCAGAAGGTGATCGCCGGCTGGGCGCCATCTGAGAATGAGGACATGCTGACCGCCAGCGCGCGGCGTGTATGGGCGTTCGATGACGGCGACGTTAAAATTGATTCGTTCCCGCCGGCAACGATGGATCAGTACAACTCGACGTTGCAGGAGATGACCGAGGCGGTAGCGCTTAAAGCGCAGATCAGCCCGTCGCAGATCACCGGCAAGTTGGTGAATGTGTCCGCTGAAGCGTTGGCGGCGGCGGAAGCCAATCAGCAGCGCAAGCTGGAGTCTAAGCGGGAATCGTTCGGGGAATCCTGGGAGCAGTGTTTCCGGCTGGCCGCCGCGCTCGAGGGTGACATGGATTCCGCGATGGACACGTCCAGCGAAGTTCAGTGGCGCGACACCGAAGCCCGCAGCTTCGGGGCGATCGTGGATGGCGTGACGAAGCTGTCGGCGGCCGGGATCCCTATTGAGGAGTTGTTGCCGCTGATTCCGGGTCTATCGCAGCAGCAGCAGCAGTCGATCAAGGATGCTTTGCGGCAGAACCAGGTGAATGAGCTGTTAGGGTTGTTGCAGCAGTCTGCGCCGCCGCCGGGTGGTCCCCCACCACAGTCAGCGTCCCCGGCGGCGGCGTCTAGTCCACCGGCGGCGGCGCCGTCGCCGGCCAGCATGCCCCAAACCCGGGCCGGATAAACCCCGATGGCGTTGCATGACGAAGCCGTCCACATGCAACACCTACTCGACGCTTTAGCCGCCGCCGCCAACGGCGTCGTAAAACGGCTGTGGACGTCGGTGGACGGCGATCAGGCCCAGATCGAACAGAACTACCCGAACGCCATCCAACCCTTCCTAGGCGCCTCCAGCGGCCTCGCCGCGCAGTGGTACCACAACCAGGCACCCAACACGGGGTTCGCGGTCCGCACCATCGCACCCCCACCTGCCGAACAGCTCCAAGCCAACGTCCGCTGGGCCTTCTCCGACAACCCATTCGGCACGCTATCCCAAGACGAGGCGAAGCCGACGAAGCCGCCCAGCCCATTCGAAGCCCTCTCACAATCCGCCAACCGCCAGGTCTACAACGCCAACCGCGACACCATCACCACCAACGCCAACCGCGAAAAAGTCATGTACGCCCGCTTCGCCGGACCCACCGCATGCGCATTCTGCCGCATCCTCGCCACCCGCGGCCCCGTCTACAGCGGCAAAGGCATCGTCACCGACCCGCAGACCGGCCAACAACACATGACCGTCATCGGGCACCGCGGCACCCGCAAACCCGGCACCGACTACCACGACAACTGCAAATGCCTCGCCATCCCAGTACGGCCCGGCAAAACCTATCATCCACCCGGCTATGTGGACGCCTGGCAACACGACTACGAGATCGCGTTCAAAGATCCCGACACCCACACGTTCAAAGACATCGTGAACCACATGCGCCGACAGGAATACCACGCCGACAAACTAGCCGGCGCACTCAGCGAATCAGGTTTAACGCAAACCGTAACCTAAACCGCGCCAACGCAATACACAAGCAACGCCGCATCCGGCGGGCACAAACGGATGCCGCCCGACAGGGCGCTAAACAAGGACCGCCCGACAGGGCGCTAAACAAGGAACAACCACACAATGCCCGAAACCGAAGCACCCGAAAAACCAACTGCGCCAACCGAATCCGCGTTCGAGCCGATAACCTCACAAGAGGAGTACGACGCTCGGACCAAAGACCGGCTGGCCCGCGAGGAAAAGCGGATCACCGCCAAGTACAAAGACTACGAGGCGTTGAAAACCAAAGCGGCTGAGCTGGATTCGCTCAAAGCGGCGTCAATGACCCACGAGGAAAAAGCCGCCGCACAAATATCTGAACTGCAAACCGCGCTAAGCGATCAAGCGGCGCAGTTCGCCGAGCAAATCCGGGCAATCACCCGCAAATCGGTAGCCGAAGCCAAAGACGTTCCCGTGGAAACGATCACCGGCGACACCCGCGAAGAGATGGAAGCCTCCGCGGATGCGCTGTTGGAGTGGCGCGGCAAAGGCAAACCGCGAGGGTTCGTCGGAGTCCCGGCGGGCGGATCGGGTGCTAGCACAACCATCAGCGCGCCCGCAGGCTCTATGGACGCGCAACGCCAAAAAATGGAACTCGCCGCCTCCATGCTTCGCCAGTACTACGGCACCGGAGGCCCAGGCAAACGTTGAAAGGTAAACACTAATGGCCGATATCCAACGCTCAGATGTCGCCACCGTCATCCAAGAGGCATACAGTCACGTGCTGTTGGATTCGGCGATCGCGTCTTCATCTGTGCTCCAAGCCATCCCATCAGTGAACATGGGATCCAAACTCACCCACCTACCCGTGTTAGCCACACTGCCGACGGCGGCGTGGGTGACTGAGTCGTCAACGGATCCGTTGGCGATCAAGCCGACATCCAAGGTGCAATGGCAGGACTTGACCCTGTCGGCTGAAGAGGTCGCCGTGATCATCCCCGTGCACGAGAACGTGTTGGATGATGCGACGGTGGATGTGATCACCGAGATCACGCAGCGTGGTGGTGAAGCGATCGGCGCCGCGCTGGATGCGGCGGTGCTGTTCGGGACGAACAAGCCTGCGTCGTGGACTTCTTTGGATTTCCACTCCGCTGCGCACAACAACAGTCAGTATGTCGCTGATGTGGCCGGGGTGGCTAACACCGCCGACCTGGTCGGGTCGGTGGTACAGGCCGCGCGGTTCATCGCCGCCAAAGGTTTGCAACCCGACACCATCATCGCCCCGTTGACGTGGCGCTATGACATCGTCAACATCCGTGATTCCATGGGTGCGCCGATCTTCCGCGACGAGCAGTTCGCCGGCTTCAACACCATCTTCAATAAGAATGGTGCTTGGGTGCCGACGTCGGCGGCAGCGTTCGTGATCGACTCGAGCCGGATCCGGATCGGGATGCGCACCGATATCCGGGTGAAGCTACTTGACCAAGCATCGCTCACTATCGGCGGTGCACAGGTCAACTTGGCTGAGCGGGACATGATCGGTATCCGCATGCTGGCCCGTTACGCATACGTGCTCGGCATCAGCCAAACCCGTTTGGGTACCGCGGTTCCCGTCGCGGCGATCGTCCCGCCTGGTGGTAGCTAAACCTCATGAGTGAGGACTACGGGGCGCCGGCGGGCGAACCGGAATGGGAGCGCGTCGGCGATGACCCGACCGTCACCAATCCGCCGCCGGCGCCGCCGGGCTACTGCGACAGCATGGATGTGGAGGCCGCCATCGGGCGGCCTCTACCCGCCGACCGCGACGTCTCCACGCTGATCGGGGCGGCGTCGGATCTGATCGACGGCTACCTGAAAATGTCGGTGGCCCTGGTCAACACGGTCGACGCCAACGGCAACGTCATCAGTTCCGCGTTCCCGCCGATGGTGGTCCGCGTCTGCGCCGAAATGGTGGCCAACGTGCTCAACCGACCCCAACCGTCAACGCCGGCGAACATGCCCGACCCCTACAACGCGCCCGCATTCCAATACCACATCGGCCCCCAATCCATCGGCCCGTGGCTCAACCAGTCCCAGCAGATGCGGCTCAACCGGCTCCGCAAGCATTACCGGGCGCTGGGCGTGGTGTCGGAAACCACCGGCTACTTCGTGCGCTACGGCATCGCAGACCTGTCCACATCCATGCAACTGGATATGTACGACCTCGATGTGCTCGGCACCGATGACGAACTGTTTAACCAGCAGCTCGGGCCGTGATCACTGTTACCTGCGACGACGGGGCCGTTCAACAGTTCCCGACGGCTACCCGCGTCTCTACCGACGAGTTCAACAACTTGGAGGTGTGGACGGGCCGTGACGGCGACATGTTGTTGTGGTTGTGCGCCGCAGGCCGTTGGTTTGACGTTGTGTTAAACCCTGATGATGAGGGGAGTTAGAACGTTATGGCGGTCGGTGATATCAGGTTGGAGTGGGATTTTTCGGCGTTGCCCGGTATCCGCCGCAACGGCGCCGTGACTGGCATGCTGACGCAGTTCGGCGCTAAGTACACCGCTAAAGCGAACGCTAAGTTGCGGTTCCGCGGCGTCGCCGGCGGCGGCGGCGGATATATCGGCGGGTTGCACCCGGGCCCGGGCGCGTACGGGCGCGCTATCTACAACGTTTATCCCGGCTCGGGTGCGGCGGTGCGTGACAACAGCGCAAATAACACGCTGGCGAAGCTGATGGGCTAAACGTGCCGCTCAACGCCTACCCCACCACCAAACCCGCCGTCAAAACCGCGATCGCCCTCCTGCAAACCGCGATCGCCGGCGACCAGCTGGGGGTGGGCTACAAGATGCCGCTGACCTGGCCGGCCGTCTACATCAAAGTGTCCCGCGCCGGCGGCGGCCCACACCCACCCACCGACCTGGTCACCGACGCCGCCCGCATCATGTGCGAAGTGTATGGCGCCAACGCCGCAGACGTCGAAGCCGCAACATCAGACGCTATCGCCGCGCTACGCAACAGCTTCGGCACCACCATCAACGGTGTATTCCTGCGCGGCTTCGACAACATCGACGGTCCCACCGCGTTCGACGACGTCACCGTACCGGATATGTGTCGCTGGCAATTCCAAGGCGACCTGCTCGTGTCAACAAATTAAGGAAGGTAACTGATGGCCGATTCAACACAGATCTGGGCCGCGACCCGGCCCGGTGACTGCGGCGTGTTCTACCGCGCACCGCTAGGCACCCCGGTGCTCACGCTATCGTCGGCGCCCTGGGCGACAGTCCCCTCACCGTGGGCCGATCACGGCTGGATGGGCGACGACGGCCTATCCAACGGGATGAAACGCGACGTCACCGACCACCAAGCCTTCGGCGGCGACATCGTGCGCACCACACAAAACAAGTACACCGAGACCCTGAAAGTCACCTGTTACGAATCCAACGCGAACGTGTGGGCCACCGTATTCGGGACCGGCAACGTCGTCTCTGGGGGCACCGCGCACCGCCAAACCACCATCCAACACAGCAGCCAGCAGCAGCCCCGCGAAATGTTCATGTGGCGCTGCATCGACGGCCAGAAAACTAGACTCATCATCGCCCAGCAAGGCCAGATGATCACCTGCGACGACGTCGTGTTCGTCCACAAAGACTTGGTGAAGTACACGATCACGATCCAGTGCTACAAACCCAGCCCGACGATCGACGCGGTGTTCGAGCTCGTTGATGAGCCTGACGTGCCGGCGGGTTGCTGATGCTGGAGGTTTACGCGGCCGACGACCCGCGGGTACAAGTAGAGATCAGTGTGCCCGTTAAGGGGCGTCGGCCGATCGTGTTGCGGCTCCCCCGATTTGAGTATTGGGACGAGCCGATCTATGACGCGGTGATGGCTGGTCTGGAAGCGATCGACAACGCCGACAAAGACAAACCCGACGACGACCCGACAAGGATGCCGGCGCGAAAACGCAACAGGGCGATCACACTGATCACGGTCAAACCGTTTGTGTCCGACAAAGATTACGCCGTCCTCGAGGGTTTACCGTTGGGGCCGCTGAACCAGATCAGCGAATACTGGCGCGAGCAGTCAGCGATCCCGTTGGGGGAATACGTAGCCTCCAGAACCTCTTTAGAGGCGAACACGGGGGCGCCCTCGGATACGACCTCAACCGAGCCGGGTACCACCGTGGCGACCTTGGGCGCCGCCTAACCTGGGCCGAATTCAAGGATTTTGTCCAGTGGTTACCGCCGACGGGTGAGTCCGCGTATTTCCGTGCGCGGCATCCGAAATCGTGGTTTTGGACGCCGGACACCGACTTTTTGGCGGCGATCCTGTGCGCGGTGCAGGGCGGCAACTGGCAGCGCGGCGGCGGTAAGGGCCGCCAACCCGAGTTGGTGAAGCGTCCGAGCGATGCGCCGCTGGCGGTGCATACCGGGGCTGAGCTGACCGCTAGGCGGGCGGCGATGGACGCCGAGCTGGCGCGGCGCGCCGCACTCAAGAAACAACGACAGAAGGGCGCTTGAATTGGCTGGCGGCGTTCGTCTTGCCACGGGTTACATTAGTATTGAGGCCGAAACTTCTAAGGTTCCCACACAGATCAAAGAGGCGTTGCAGCAGGCATCTGCTGATGTCGCTAAAGACACCGGTAAGCAGATGGGCACCGACATCGCGACCGGGATCCGCGATGGCCTCAAAGCCGGCGGGTCCGGCGGCACCGGGGGCACCGTCTCCGGTGGCATCGGCAAACAGATCCAAGCCGACATCACCAAAGGATTGGACCCTAAAGCTACTGGCACGACCATCGGCAAAGACATTTCCACCGGTGTGCGGGAGGGGATGCGTCAGGGCGGCGCTGGCGGCGGCGGCGGTGGCATCGGCAAGCAGATTCAGGACGATCTCACCAAAGGGATTGACCCGAAAAAGACTGGTGAGCAGATCGGCAAAGACGTCTCCACTGGAGTACGCGAAGGCATGAAGCAGGCCCCGGGCGGCGGCGTGGGTAAGCAGATCCAAGACGAAATCACCAAAACCACCGACGCGAAAAAGACTGGGCAGGAAATCGGGAAGGACGTCGGCACCGGCGTCAAAGAAGAACTCGATGTCTCCCTGAAAGACGCGCTCGAACCGATGCGCGACTGGGGCAAAAACGTCAAAGACGAAATCAAAAAAGGTGACATCAAAGGCGCGCTGTCCGACGTTGGCGACGTGGTGGAGAACACCGCCGACATGCTCAAAAACGCGGGGAAGACGTTCGGTGTCGAACTCGGTGGTATCGGGAAGGTCGGCACCGAGCTAGCTACCGGGCTCGACAAGGTCGGCGAAGTGGTGCAACCCGTTGTCGACAAACTCAAAACAGCGGTGGATGCCATCAAATCCATCCGTACTGGCGACACCGTCGATGGCGTACACAATCTTACTGGCGCATTGCAGGGCGCTATCCCTGCCGAATTTTTAGAACACGCCAACAACGCGGTGGATCTGTTCGACCAGACGCACAACAAGATCAAAGACGCTACGCAGACAGTCAAAGACTACGCGGAAGCGTTCGGCTTAGGCGCTGCTGGTGGTCGGTTTGCCGCATTCGCTGGCGAGGTAGCTGGCCCCGCTGCGCTGGGCGTGGCACTTGCTAAGCCAATCGCTACCGGAGTCGAACAGATACCTGGTATGCATGACCGGTTCTACACCCCGGAAGGGCAATATCGGCAGCCGCTAGATCGGTTGATTGCCGAGAATGTGCCGTGGCTGGCGCAGTTCACGGATTGGATGTCGGGTGAGCACAGACCTACAGCGCCCCCGCCGGCACCGTGGGCGCCAGCGGCGGGTCTGCCGCAGGAATTGCTAGGTGGGGCTGGCCAAGCGCCAAGCCCAACGAATCTGCAGGGCTATCTGGCTTCGTTAGCGGCGCCGACGCCAGCGGCGCGGCCTGTGTACGCGGCGCCGCAAGTCGTCGCCGCACCCGCAGCGGCGGGCGCAGCGCAGATCGAGCACGCCAGCGAATCCATCGGCACGGCCAGCATTTCGGTGGGAAGCGCCAGCGTGTCCGGTATTTCGGTGCCCTCAGCGGCGCCGTCGGTGTCGTCGATGCTGCTGGGCGGCGCTGGTGGCGGGAGAAGTAGCCCGAACACAGTATCGCCTTGGGCGGGCAGTTCATATTTCACGGCACGCCAAGGCGGCGGTCCGATTGATCAGGACGAATTTTCCCAGCTGCACGCTGGTGAGCATGTGTTGACCGCGCAGGATGTGGCCGCGCTCGGGGGTCAGGACAAGGTGGCGGCGTTGCGGGCGGGCTTGTCTTCTGGGGGCGGTCCGTCGGCCAGCGCGCCCGGCGGCGGGGGTATCGCCGCCGACCAAGGCATGCAAGGTATCGGGGATGCGCTGCAATCCGGGCGCACCGCCGGCTTCGTTCCCGCCGCCGCGGGACAACAAACCGTCGCCGGCACATCATCACTAGCCGGCCTGCTCAACCTCGGCAACCAGGCCGTCGGCGGCCTGATCGA